TGGATCGGATTAGACTCAATCGTAATTATTTTCGCATTGATACGAAATGGAGAGTGTTATGTCAGAACAGGAACCCGAAAAGAAACGCCGCGGCAGACCGCCGAAGGTGAAGACCGTCTCGCCGGTAGCGCCGATTCAGAACTCGACGGTGAACGAGTCTGCCCCGGCAGCTGAGATTTCCGTGGTGGGCCCTACGCAGCTCGAGGTCGGCAAGGTGTACAAGTTCATGGGTGAAGATATCGCCGTGGATGCCGATGGCAAAGCGATCCTGATGTCCATCATTCCGTTCGAGGTCATGAAGATCATGGCCGACAAGATCGCCGTGAAGTTCGCATTCGGGAGCATCGAGGTGATGGTGCTTGATCCAGTCGGCACTGGATATCAAGTCAGAATGGGCGACAAGTCCTACGGGCCAGCCGACTTCGCCGAACATCCCGCCGGGCTATTCCAGTGAACATCAACGTCGAGGTTGACCCGGAAATCTGGAAGAAGTTCAAGATCCTGGCCATCGAACTTGATACGACTGTGGCCGACTTGCTGGCGACGTTGGTCGAGAAGAGGGTGAAGGAGGCGGGGAAGTGAGCATTACGAAGGACTTCGAGAAAGGCCGCGTTTATCGAGGCATTGGCTACCATCCTGAAGATGTCGACAAACTCCTCGCTCATGCTCGCGCTCTTGAAACCAGAAACGAGGCCCTTAAGGCGATGGTGGTGAAGTTGTCGAGAAATCGATTGTGGAAAGATGACAACACGCCTTTGAGTACGATGAATAGTGAATGTCGTTTCTGTGGACACAGAGAAGGCCATGATCCCGACTGCGCCCTCGGCAAACTACTGGAGGGTGTCGAATGACCGCCATCAAATGGCAGAAGCCATCGCCCCCGATTCCAATCTCGAACCAGGTGGCCATTGAAAAGTTCGAACGATGCAAAAGACTCGTCGGCCCGCTGAGATATTTCTGGACGGAAATGCCATGGCATCGCACCCACGAGATGTCCTTCGAAGGATTCATGCATGAGATGGGGTATTGCCTCATCGAGGAGAAACTGTGAACAAACCCAAACCAACCAACGTCCTATCCGCCGTAGCGGCACTGATCACCATTGCTCTCACCGGGCAAAAACTCGACGGCACTCTCGCGTGGCCCTGGTGGTCGTGGAACCCGTTCGCCGGCTCGGTGCTCATCTTGTTCTGCTGGGCGACGTGGGTCCTGTTGATCGCGGCTGCCGTTGGAACCGTGGTCATTGTCGTCGGCGGGATCTTGAGTATTCGAAAGGCGGCAGAGTCGAAGCGCCAGGCTGCCGCATTGGCCGAAATGGCGCAGCGAAGAGGGGGAAATGATGAGTGAGAAACCTATCAAAGCCACCAACGTGACATTGACCGTCATGGGCCAGACTTTCAAAGTCGAAGACTTCAATTTTGAAAAACCGTTCCCAGTTCCAAGGAAGCCCAAAGGTTTTTGGTATTGGATCATGTCGATCGGTAAACGTAGAACCTATTCTGGGCGTGTGACCATTACTTGCAAGATTCTTCGTGAGGAGGGAAAACCAGAATGAGTGAGAAACTGACGAAGGAAGAGTTGATTGAATATCTTGAAAACTGGGCTCACCTATTCAACTATCATGGTGCTACAGGAGAAAGCCTGGCACCACTATGGGAACGCATCGAAGCAGACCGCGAGGCCATCCGAGAGGAGGTGCTCCAAACTCATTTTACATTGAAAGAAACTATTGAGTTTAAAAATCATAGAAATGATTCTTGGATCAAGGGGCGATTAGTTATTCGGGAAAATGAGTCATCTATGACATTCTGGAGCGATCCCATATTCGTCCGACGTCCCGCTAAGAAACGGCCCATGAAGACGGCCGAACTTATCGAATCCATCAAGTCGTCGAGTGGCCGCGACCTTGACTGGAATCTTTTCCAGGAAAATCTACGATCTCTGTGCAATGCTATGGGCATCCCCACCGAAACGGACCAACCTTGACGCCCAGCCAAACCAGTTCTACCGTCAAAGCCATGAAAATCCTATCGTCACTCTTACCGTTCCTCGCGCTTCTCACCAGTTGCACCCCGCAAATCCAAATGGTTCCGACTGCGCCGATCGTGATCTTCCGAACGGTCGAAGTGCCATCGCCCATCCTGGATATCCCGCGACTTTCCTGGCCAATCGAGGATCACGTCATCACCAGCGGTTACGGTAAACGGTCGGACTTGAAGAAGACTCAGACCGGGGGCGGCGATTCGCTTCACGATGGCGTCGACATCATCCCGAAGGACCGGACCAAGATCCACGCGATGATTCACGCTGCGGCCGATGGCATCGTCTTTGCGGTCTTCGGACCGCGCCATCCACATTCGGTCTACGGTATCTGTGTCGTAATTCAGTCCAACACTGGACTCAAGTGGCAAGACGGATCGCCAGTCATGATTTACACGCGGTATGCTCACCTGTCGGAACTCTGGGTCAGCCGAGGCGACATCGTGAAACGCGGGGATCCAGTCGGCAAGATGGGCAAGACTGGCGATGCCGAAGGGTATCATCTGCACTTCGAAGCCGGCTTTGACCCGATGGATTTTCTTGAACAGGAGGGGAAATGATGATCCGTTCACTACTGGGGCGACTACATCCCGAATGGCAGAAATACCAGCCTACCAATGATGAGAAACACCTTGGCGTGATTATCATCATTGGTATCGTGGTTTTATCAGTGGCTATTGTGGTTTTCTGGTTCCTGCGCGACCGAGCGGAAAAGTGATGGGAATCTGCGGCGGCCCGCCAGTGCCTATTCCGAAACCACCGAAAAGACCAGGGAGCAAATCATGGGCAACCTAATCGCTTTTGGCTTTGCCTGTTTTGTCTTAGGACTTGTCGTCATGCGGGTTCTGTTCGATCTGAAGGTTGCTCAGTGATCCTTTTGCGCATAAGTTCAGACGGTTCGCCAAGGACCGTCCTATTACGAAAGTCCATCTGGTATCGCCATAGGATGCTACCGTTGCCGAAGATCTGGCAACGGTTCAGATGGTCGTTGCGATTCTTGTTCGGTTATAGCGGATAGTTCCCGAATAGCCGCATCCCGCCGCGCTGAAACCATTTCCTTCCGGTAGGCTTCAATTGCTTCGGCTGCTGACCCAGGCGCGGGCTTCACTTCCTCACCGCATAGTTCATGAACTTCGGCCCGGGCAACGGACGCAACATCCGTTCCCGACTTTCGATATCAGGCCTCGAGCACCAACCGCAGAAACAGCGATGGATGAACGAGGCGATACCGACGACTTCGATCTTATCGGTCCATGTCGCGGATCCGCACTTCGGGCACTTCATTCTTCGTTGTCCGTTCCGAACTCGGGCAAAATACTACATCGGCATTGTATAATGTTTTCCGCACTTCCGTTCGGATCACCAGGATATTGCAACTCTTCACCGTCGACCACGAACGCCTCGTCGACGCCGACAACCTGACCGTCGGCCTCGGCATGGGCATCTCGCGTCCTGTCGTCTTGCACAGCCAACCAAGACTTCTTTTCTACGCCGGCCGACTTGTACGCCGCGGTCGATCCGAAGTTCATCGACCCCGCCGACTCCGTGCGCGCAATGCGCTCTGTCCGGTAGTCACGTAGCCCATCGAACTGATCGGAGATGCGCGTCTCGAGTTCGACTGTGCTTTCACCGGCAGCGATACCATCGCCGAGCGAATTGGCCAGCAGTTCTTTCGTGGTGTCGTTGATGTCCTGCGCCTTCTCGAGACCGTGCTCGTCAATCCAGGCGCGGAAAGTCGGCTGTACAACAGAGAACGAAACAGAGGTGTCAAGCACGTTGTTTGCCAGACGCAAGCCGCCCTGCATGGAGTTCATCCACGACGAATAGAGCTCTTTCTGCACGGCCGCGTTTTCCTCATCACCGAAGACCGACAGCGTGGCAGTCGAGAGCGCGATCGAGGGACTGAGCCCCTTCTTCAAGGAATCGCTGAACGCGGCATTGAACTCTTCCTGCTGGCGGTCGGCGATCTTCTTCACGGCCTTTTTGTATGGCCCTTCGGTAGCGCCTGCCGCTTTGTCGAAGGCCTGCCAGGCTTTGCGCCTCTGGTCGACGGAGAACGACTTGGCGCGCTTCTCGGGCGACAGTCCGGGCGTTCCGTTGACCGGCACCTGTTCGTCGGGCTGTGGAGGACGCGGTTCATCTTCGGCCGGCTGGTTGTCATCCTGCGGAACCGTTGGCAAAGCCACGTCGTCATCGCCGGATTCTTGATCCTCGCCTGTTTCATCGGGCTTCGCGGATCCTGTAGCATTGATATTGCGCATGGTGACATTGAAGGATTCCTGGACTTCATCGTCGGCGGCGTTGCCGAACTTCGAAAGACCATTGCGCAACCGCCATTCGCCGCGGGTAATGGCTCCGCTGGTCCAACCTTCGGTCGAAACCTTGAGGTTAAATTCCTTGTCCTCGGGAATGGCAGGCTCAGTCTTGATGACGAACCGCGCATCGAACATGGGCATCAGCTGCCGGTTGACCATGGAATCGAAACGCATACACCGGTTCGCCACCGGACCGCTCATGTAGAGGTATTTCGCGCTCTCGATGGTGGCGCGGTTTGAGTTGTTCAGAATTCCCATCATCTCGGGCGGGATGTTCCAGTGCTCGAGCGGCGCATTGCGAAGGAACTCACGCGACGCCACAAAATCAAGTTCCCGCGGCGATGTCGAAAGGATCTGCATCTTCATATCGGCGCCGAGGAACGCAGTCTTGCTGGCGTTCGAAACGCCCTGATAAGCCTGATTCCAGTTCTGGCGCAGCTGGTTCAGCGCTTCTTGGTTGGCGCCAGGCGCAATGACAGCAGACTTCGGCGTGCCATCGTTGAAAAATAGGTTCTTGGCAAACTTGGCCGCATACTCGTCGGTCTCGAGCTCATCGCCTATCGCCTCGGCACGGCCGCGGCCGCGGGCATAGGGTTGCGCCACGTTGGGGCTTTTGAACCACACCACGTTTTCTGGTGCGACCAGCAAACTCTGGCTTGCCGTGTTGCCTTGCGGCATGACCAGGAAATACGGAATCGAAATGGTCGGCGCCGAGATGACCCAGTTTGACGGAATCGGATAGATCTCGCGGGGCCGGTTCGAAGCGTCCTTGACGACAATCCAATAGCAATCCCCCTGCAGTTCCCACCAGACGTGAGTCAGGTAGCGTAGCGTGAATCCGTCAATATCGGGCCGGGAAGGAATGGGGTTATCGAGCAGATCAAAGACCGGATGGTCGAGCAGTGGCTCGGCATCGTTCTTACCGGCGCGAAGGTCAGTCTTGGCGAAAACCTTGAATGGCGAATTGGCGCAGTCGGTCGAAATCATGTCCACCGGGTCAAGCCGCGGCGTGGTATGGAAAAGCTCTAGGTAGGCCAGAGCATCGCGGCGCGCCGAGTAGCTCCATTTCACCTGGAAAATGTGACGGATGGTATCGGCTACGGTGGCGCTCATCTTGGACACCTGTTCCCGAGCCCAAGCCAGGATTGACTTTTTGCTGTCGAAGATTCCCATTGCACCGCCCTTTGCGCCAATAGTAGTCCTGTCAGGCCTGTTTGTCTAGGAAAACACTAGGCAAAGAAAAACCCCGGCGTGAACCGGGGTTTCCAAATGATGGTGGGCCTAGGTGGCCAGTTATTCCCCGGCATGGGCCACTCCGCGGTACTGACTGGTCATCAGTTTCGACTTTCGTCTCTTCAGCCGTGAAGGAAGCCGGGCAAGATGTTCCCGTGTCAGCCCACCTGGGGAACCCACGGACCTAGACCATAGCACGTGCGTCTAACTTCCGTCAATCTACGAAAACGCCATAGGGAAGCCAATCTCTTCACGGCGATAGAAACACAGTAGCAATCCGTCGGCCCGGTCAGGTGATCGCCCTAGCCGTTTTTTGAAATCGTCCTTGCCCTCGATCTTGCGCTGGTCCTTCGAAGTGTATTTGTATTGGCGGCCGCCAAGTTCCTCGAGCAAGAGCGGATCATCGGGAAGCCCAACCTGGTCAATGATCTCGCCGAAGGTGAACCACATTTCGTCGGCCACCGAGGTATATTTTTCCTCGTCGTCCGGCTTGCCGCCGAAATTGACGGCCACGACTTTCGCGCCTTGGTCGCGCAGCTTGTCCGTAACGCCTCCACCTACCCCGCTATCGTCAACCTTGATTGGCACGGTTCGATCGCGCCCGACCAAGTCCCAAACCCGGCGCGCCGTTTCCTGCGTGTCCAGCTTTGCCCAGACTTCCGCTTTGGTGACTTTCATTCCCTCGCGAATATAGGCAGTCGTCTTGTCGTCGCCGAAGCGCGCGACGTCGACGCCTGCCTCTTTTGGCTTTCCGACTTCGGCAGGCCGGCCGAGCGCTGCACTGATGGCCACGCGAGGCAACACCGATTTGTCGCCCTGACTCCGCGGTTTCCCGCCGTAGACGTGTTCCCAAAGGTCGGGATCATCGCGGCGCATCTTGTCCGAAAGCTTCTGCGCGTCGGCATTCCACCAGGGATTGTCGGCGCCCTCGGGGAGCATGTCGAGCAAGAGCGCATCGGGGTCGTTCTGATAGGGTAGCCAGATTTTCGTGAAGATCGGGTCGGAGTCGGTTTCGGGGTTGTAGGCAAACCACAGCTGTGAGCCGGCTACCTTGCCAAGGAGCGGAATCACCATGTCCAGCGACTCGCCGATGATGGTGGCAGCTTCGTCCATGATGAACCGGTCGAAGCCCTGTAAGCCCTTGGTATTGCGCGCTGCGCGAAGATCCTTCAAGCCGCGGAAGATCCAGTGCGAACCGGTCGGCGACTCACAGTAGCCCTGAGACCGCGGGAACCGCCAGCCCGGTAGCTCGAGCCGGTCGACGCATTCTTCGACGGACTGATAGAGCGATTCCTCGAGACTCTCTTGGATCTCGCGCAGACATACCACACGATGCCTGCCGCGGTGCGACTGTTGCACATTGAGCGATACCATGCTCGTGGTCTTGGCGCCGGCAGAACGGCCGCCGCGGGCGCCGATGATCTTGCCCTTGAAGTTCCGGGCCTGTTCCATCTTCGGGCTGACGGCTTCCTTTTTTCGCCGCTCCTCCTCGACCATGATGGCGTAGAGAATCCGGTCATCGGGGCTGAGGGTTTCGAGGAAGGTTGAGGAGGTGGGAGGCGGAGTCATTCTCCAGCAGGCTTCCATCCAAGAAACCGGATCGTGTTGTCGAGAATGGCGACGGTCTGATCCGACAACTTGAACCGCTCGCGGTTGATTTCCAGCGATTTGCCGATATCACCGTCCGCATGGCGCTCGGTTGCCGCCTTCCAATCCAGAAGCATTTCCAGAAGGTCGAACAGGTTCATGCCGTCCACGCCGTTCGGATAGTGCTCAGGATGATGTGAATTGTTCGCGTAGTGGTGGTCAAGGGCTGTTTTCATTGAAACAAGGAAACCCTTGTATTCATCGGAGCCGTATGTCGAGCCTTTCAGCTTTGGCGTGAACTCGTCGAAGATCGCCTTTTCGGGATCCACCAACTTGGAATTGTCGTGCACCGATGCGCGATGGATCAGAGTCGCAGCTGCTTCGATGAGCAGTGTGTTGACGCGCTTGATATGCGCCAGCGTGTCGGCGGTCGAATCGTAGTTCTCGTTCATTTTGTTTCCTTTGCGTGTTAGATTAAACACGGCTACCCTTAATTGGTGTTTGTCGAATCTGACTGTCGGGTTTTAGATGCTCTTGAATGAATGCCTTGATTGCTACCTCGAATTGATCGGCAACAGACAGTTCTCGACCCGTCGCATCTTCTCGGGCTAGGTTGTCAATCTCAAACTTCCATGGATTACCGCCAGTCTCCGAAATGCGAATATTCAGGACCGTCACTTCTTCCCCACCTTCGCCAGCAGTTCGGCTTTGCGTTTCTCGAATTCCTCGGGAGTCAGATTCGTAAAGTTGAGCTCGCCAGTGTGTTCGACTTCCTGCTTGTCGCGCCAGCGATCGGGCCGACGGTTTTTGAGGGTGAAGATTATCGCCGTGTCGGAGGCGGCTACCTTTTCGGTGTACTCGACAATCTTGACTTCGCCGCCCACTACCATGGGTTTCTGTACGGTTTGCTCGTAGCCATTTGCACGCTTATAGAGGGAAGCCTCTACTGCATCGTCTGGTTCCGTCTTGCCGCGCTTTATCGCCTCTAAAAAGTCTGGATGCTGGTTTTTCCAATTGTAAAGTGTAGCGGTTGAGATTCCGAGCTTGACCGCGATCGCCTCGTCATTCAGACCAAGGCGAGCAAGCGCTTCGACGAAGCCGGGGTGAGTTTTTGGATTATATGGAGTTGGCCGGCCCATAACAGCTTTGGCTTTCTTCGCCTTCTGCCGTTTCGGACGAACCTTGGCTTGGCTGGCCGCAGTATCCGAGTCTGAGCGTTTGACGCTTCGCTTTCTATTATCGCTCATTTTCTAACGATTCTCCGTCTGGTCATCAATCTCCGAGAACGTTAGGATTGGCCGGTCAAAGTTCACCTTCACGTCCCTTACGTGTCCGTCACGTGCTTTGGCAATGATAATGCGGCTTTCGGTCACTCGTCCATCGGAGTCCATCTTGTGCCACAGAAGCCATCCCTGATCGGCGTCCTGCTCGATCTGGGAAGAGTGCTGGAAGTTGCCCATGTGGGGCCGTACGTTGTCGGCATCGCGGTTGAGCTGTGCTAGAGCCACGATAGGCACCTTGAGCTCACGGGCGAGCGCCTTGATGGCTGTAGACACCTCTGAGACTTCTTCGGTGCGGTTGAGCTTCTTGGGTACGCGTACCAGCTGCAAGTAATCCAGGAAGAGGCACTGGGCCCCGTCTCGGACCATCTTGCGGAAAACCGACTGCAACGTAGCAAGCCGGATACTCGGCTGATCGTGGATCAGGATCTTGTCTCGGAGGTCCATCATGGTTTCAGCTGTTTGTCGGATGGACTGCATGTCGGCCGGGGTGATCATTCCTGTCTGGAGTCGCCGGCCGTCAACGCGAGCGTCAGCGGATATCATGCGGCCGACGAGTTCGGTCTCAGATGACTCGACGGAGACGATACCGACCTTGACGCCTCCGATGGCCATCTTCCTGGCGATCTGTGCCATGAGCGCTGACTTGCCCTGCGAAGGCCTGGCGCCTATGACGATCATCTGCGAGGCTTGCGCGCCGAGTGTGGCCTCGTCGACCGTTGAGAGCCAGAACGAGATGCCCGGGATCTTGCCGCGGTTCTTCGCTCGCTCGACGATGCGTTCCATGGCCGGCCCCACGATGTCGCCGATGCGTTTAGTACGGGAACCGGTTTGACGAATGGCGACTGCCGTGACTGCCTGTTCGATCGTGTCAAGGCATTCTGGATAATTCTGCGTTCCTACGACACGGGCAACATGGCGGACAGTGTCGGTTGCCCAGGATTCGAAAATGACGTTTTGGTAATACTCCCAGTTCGCGCTGCTGGCTGTCTCGTTCGTGAGTTCTCCGACGATCTTGGCGTCTAGGCCTGCACGGATCAGCGCGAGCGTGTTGTCTTCGTTCACGAAGGTGACGGCTGAGACTTCGACCAGCTTCGCGAAGAAGCCGCGGTACTCGGTAAACATGTCTTCGGTGAGGTGAGTCTCGAGAAGGACCGACTGGTCCAGGATGGCGGCGCCGAGGAATCGGCGTTCGGCTTCGGTGCGTGTGCTCATAGTTTGAGTCCTTCGGGTTTTGATTCGGAGTGTAGCGGATCTTCGAAGCGCCATTTGTCGTCAGAAGGCGGCGTAACGATTGGATGACCATTGTGTGCAGATAGTTCCCAGGTTCGAACAGCGGCCTGCCAGTTTGCCATAGGAGTCTTTCCGATGCGCCAACCATTGGACTGGTAGTGATTGAAGAACGCTTCAGCACTCACGGTATTCTTTCGTTCGGTGCAGTAGGTTGCGATTTCGTCGATCGATGGATGCTGGAATCCAGATTTCGCGTCATCGACGCGTCTATATGTTCTGTTCTGTTCTGTTCTGTTCAGAGAAGAGGCGTGCTCATCGCGTGAGTCACGCGTGCCTGACGCGTCAATAATTTCTTCTGCTATAGAGACATCAGGCAAAACTGAATGCGATTCACGATTGTTTACCGATTGATGGCGCTTCCAGCTAGGAATAGCACCAAAATAGTCGTCCGCCACGCGATACTTGACGAGAAAGCCACGCGTCAGTAACGCGTCAAGGACGCGTGAAAAGTCGACGTTGTCGTATGGCATACAGTCCAGTTTGAGCTCCCGCGGCCGCCATTGGAAACGGCCTTCGCGGTCGCACATTGAGAATAAGGCAATGAAGGCAAGCCGCAGCGGTAGGCCCGTTTCTGCCTCGCCGTCGTACAGCGCACCGTGCTTGAATAGTTCGGGTTTGACGGACCGGATTCGCGGGATCATGTTTTACCTTCGACGGTTGCGCGCCTGATAGACGCAAAGATAGAGACGGTTTCTTTCCAGCACGTTGCATAGTTTAAAAACACTTCACTGCCAGTAAAACGAATCACCCGATACCCAAGTGCAGTTAGCTCTCTCTCACGTTTTTTGTCTCGCCTCGCTTGCTCTTTTGTCTTCTCGTGAAAATCATGGCCATCAATTTCGACCACAAGTTTTATGGACGCGTCGGCATCTTGAATGAGGAAGTCAACGCGATATTGAGCTATTTTGAATTGCGGTGCCATGTACAAACAAACTGCACAATTGTCTATAACCACAGGTATACTGACGGATTCCTGCCAAGCCCCAATATAGCCAGCTTCACGAGAATATGAATCTAAGCAGGCCAAGAAGAAACGTTTTTCAATCTCGTTGCACTCTTCAAAAAGCCTGGAAAGAGTCTCGAATGAATCACGAAAGATATGGCCGTTACAGTTCTTGAGTTTTGCCGTTGGTCGCATCAGCGTGCTTCCTCGAGTTCGCGCACCTTGGCCGGCGTTTCCTCGCCTACGGGGTCAAAGACACAAGAGCAGACGAAGTGCCCATAGAGAAATGATACTCCGTGAACCCGGACTGGCCAGCAGTCTTTTCCTACGCCAGTGAGCGCAAACCACGGGGAACGATCTACGTGGCTGATGACCCACACCGTTCCAGTGGCTCGCCGCGTTCCGTTGCTGACTTCACGGATCGGGCACTCCCTGTCGGACCGTCGGACAAGTTGCCCCTCGACGAATCGGCAGGCCATCACCGCACCTTCTTCACGTTGCGGATCACTGTTCCTACCTCGACGAAGGCGTACGCGTAGTTGTTCATGAACGTGTGAACGTCGCCGTTACCGTCTCGGACAATAAACCACCCGTCCCACCGTGATGGCTTGGCCTTGATGATGGTAACCGGTCGCGCCATCTCGTCGATCAGCTGCTCCGTTGATTTCGACGGCGGTTCTGCATATGGAATGCACGAGAGCAAAAGGGCGGTCAGAGCAAGCGCCATGATCTTCATACGTACCCCTAGAAAAATAAAAGCCGTCGAAGACACCCCCGCCAGGGTTCGCAGGAATGGACGTTCCCGCTAGTGTCTTCCACGGCTCTCGAATTGTTCCCCGTCCAGGGAGCAGTGTCAAACGCCTGGCGTCGTCCGACGAGAGAAGCCTAATACCTCGCGGCTTGAACTGTCAACCGCGAAAAAGCGCGCCCCAGATTCGGTTCCGGGCGAGTGGGCCATACCAACGCGCTAACGCCTGCTTTTCACCGAGTCTGCAGGCTAGACCACGGCTCTGAGAGTAGGCCTACTGCTTGATGAGTTCGGCCGAGCTTTCATGCTTGGCCATTTCAGCGACAAAGTAGTCGCGCATCCGGCGCGTGAATTCCCAGTCGTTCATTTGTTCATCCACCTGTTGGGCAAAATCCTCTGCTGATATGGCTCGGTCGACGAGTTCTTGAATCAAGTCATCATCATCGAAGTCTGCCAAATCGACCTCGATATCGACATTCTGCACGAACTCAACTTCTTTGTTGACGATCATGAACTCTCCTTTCTCGACGCCCTTTCGCGCCGGATTCGTTCCATCTCTTCCGCCGCCTTCACATGCCCGTCGACGTGAATTCCTAGCATGACCCACGAACTAAGCCAGCGTGTGCAGTAGGGGCATGGGATACCGGTCCGCGGCGTGAAGCGGTAGGGCGGGGTGTCGTTCACGTTAGAGCCTTTCGGGCCTCGTTCCACGCGATGCACCAAGAGCAGTCGGTTCCGGCTATCGATCCGTTGTCGCTGTCCCAGACACCTTTGATCTGGTGCGCGTGTCCTGGTGCGTTTTCGATACCTGACCAAACTTTCGGATACCGATCATATTTGTCTTTTGCGACTTCACGTATGACAGCCTCAAGCATGGATTTCCACGCGTCACCGTCCATAGTTTTGTCGCGGCTAGGTTCCATCATCGCCTCAACGATCTTGTCGAGTTCCCACGGCATGAGGCGCTGGACGACGGTCTTGATTTTGGCCTTGATGAGTTCGCGGCGGTCAGACATGAGGAGTTTCCTTGACGGCGTATTCCATGGACGGAAGGATCTCAATGATACCGTCCTCAACGAGAGCCGTCAGAGCTTCAGCCATAACGGAACTTCGTTGCCAAACGCTCATTCTGCCCTGCGATTTCAATTCATCCAGAGCCGCCTTCTTGATCTGTTCCGTGATCATTTCAACCTCCCAAAACAAAGCGAGACATCGCCTCCGAAAACGTCCTTCAGAAGTTTCGCGTCGACATTGACAGGATCAATCACTGCGATCCTATAGGCACCATTTTGCACCACGAACACCTCCGCGTCCGCGTCGACTACGCGTTCGTCGAGCAACCGGCCAAGCCGGTCGTGCAGTTCGCGGGCGGTCATCGTTTCACCTCGCGGTATTCGATTACCCAGCACCAGTCGCGTTCGAAGCTGCTGGCGCCGTTGATGCGGTCGTAGAGGATGCGGTATTGATCGCGCAGATGGACCACAGCGTCATGCTCGCGCAGAGTCGTAGAAAGTCCTTCCTTGATACAATCCTCGGCGCTGATATCCCGCACTCGCTCGACCTTGATGCTGATGATCTCGGCCCAGAAACGGGCGAAGCGTTTTTCGAGAAACAGCGATGACTTCCACGGTCCAGACTGATCAGGGTTACCAGCCTTGAAGGTGACACCTTTCCCCCATGTGATTCCCAGACGAGGAATTCCGCCACCTTCCAGATCGTTCATCGGCTTCCATGTCTCTTTCTGGTAGATCAGGTCGCCAACTTGCCAGAGAAACTTGACGAGGAATTCGCCGCGGCTTGGATTGAGTCGGAGGATGTCAGTTCCCTTTTGGTAGCCGACAGGAATTGATGTCCTCGAGTCGACAAATCTGGCATGGGGCACTTCGTCACGATCTACGATACCATCGAAGCGCCATGCATCGGGATTCGCATTGATCTCTTTCAACGCGTTCCCGCGCCGCGTCATCGTCTTCAATCCGGCAACGTTCGCCCGGGCCATGTCGGGTTGGAAAAGTAGGCCATGCTCATTGGTCCTCATCATCACCGTCCTCCTCTTCTCTCTTGGCCGAGTGAAGATCAAAATCCAGAGCCTTGAACATATCGTCAGGGCCGCCATCAGATTCGAGACAGCCGATAGCGACTACGGGGTTTCGCATACCGTCGAGGCGCCGCTCAAGATCGTCGAGTTCGGCCGCGACTTCCGACCAAACGTCAGTCGCATACCTATCAGCCATGGCCTTGTCAAAAGCGGCGCGGAGCATCCACATCTTTTCCATTACTCCGTTCGTCTTGCCGATCAGTTGTCGCCGGATGTTGTCGAAGTTGGTCTTCACAGCGCCAGCCCTTCCTTCCGCGGCCCGAGATCGCGCACGAAGATCTTCGTGGGGATCATGGTTTGAAGAGTTTCGGAGTGGGTGACGATGATGGTCTTCCGGCGTCCGCTGCGGCGGTGCGCGTCCTCGATCATGCGCAGATACGCCATGCGGGCATCGACGTCGAGCGCACCGTCTGCCTCATCCTGGACCGCGGTTAGGAACCGGACATCCGAGTTCTTGGCACGGATGAGCCCGAAGGCGTCGTAAAGCGCCCTGAGCACCCAGACACGTTCGCCGCCGGACAGCAACGAAATCTCGCGGGACTTACCCGTTTCCTGGTTCATGACCTGGATCAGCAAGTCCTCAACCTGTTTCGCGGCTTTGCCTGACCCCGAAATACGCGTGGTCTGGAACTCGATACGGAACACGGAACCGAAGATTTCCAGCAGTGCGTTTGCCGTCGAGGAAATGGACGGAGCCAGCGCGTCGAGCTCGAGAGCCTGGACACCCTTGTCCGAGTAGGCGTAGCGCAAAGCGTCCCAGACCGCGGCCCCCTTGTGCAGGGTTTCGAGATCCGTCCGGCGCTGGGCAAGTTCCGCGTCTTTCTTATCGCGGTCCTGGACGGCCTCCTTGGCCGCTTTGACGCGTTCCTGAGCGGCTCCAAGCTGGCTGTTTGCCGCAGCCCATGCCTGGCGCAGGCGTTCAACCTCGGCGTCGGCCGCGTTGCACTGGTCAATCACGTCCTGGTCGAGGCCGGCGCGCAGTTCTTCAGCGCGGGATTCTTCCACGGTCAGATCGGTTTCGGCGTTCTTAAGCGCGAGTTCATGGGCGGAGCGTTGGTCGCGGGCCACGCCGGCCGCTGTGACTTGAGCGCGGAGTGTTGAGATGTTGACCCTGGCTATCTTGCGGGCGAGTTCTGGGCGGGCGGTGTCGTCCCAAGCGGGAACGGTGCTGACGGGAGGAATGAACAGACCAGAAAGTACGCCGGGCTTTTCGGGTGCTGCGGCCTCATGATCTGCTCTGGTCTTCGTAGCCTTCTCAAGATCGGTCTGTGCATCCTGATAGTTCCGCAAAGCGGCCTCGCGCTGGCTCTGCTGTTCTTTGAGTTGGCTTTCCAGGACGGTGCGCGCATCGAGGACATGCTTTCTGGCGTCTTCGGGTAAGAGCTGCTTGCACAGGGCACAATGGTCTTCGACCGGCTTGGACAGATCAGATTGGTACCGCTGAATCGTGGCGTCGATAAGCGCCACGACTGACGAGGTTTTAGAGACAGCTTCCCTAGCCTGCTGTTCATCGCTCTGGCACGAACGCAGACGCAACCCATGGACGCGCACAGCTTCGTCGTAGTCGGCCCTGGCCTTACGTTGGGTCTCGTCATGCTGATCGCGCAGAATCTTAACCTGCGCCTCTTCAGCATCGTACGCCCGGCGCCAAGTCTCCCAGGCCGTGTCCTGCTCGCGTTTGGCGGCCTCCCAGGACTCAAGGTCACGGAGGGCGGCTTCGGCGGTGGAAACGTTGGAAAGAACTTCATGGTCACGGAAAAGGACGTTCTTGGCCATCGCTACGCGGCTCTTGAGATCCTCGAGGCGCTGCTCACTGGCCTTGAGCTGGTCGCGGACCACGATCTGAGCCGAAGCCTTGGCTTTGAGGCTGGCGGCCTCGTCGGCTTTCTGCTTGCCCTGGCTGGCGAGCGTGTCGAGTTCCGTCTTGATCGTGGTGGCTTGGTCCTCGGATAGGTGGATGTTGTGAATCAAGTCTTCCGGGTCGGCCAGTCCACCCTCAAGCACCTTCAGCTCTGATTCCGCCAGCTCGGCTTTCCGTGCCGCGGCGTCCATATGGAACTTCGCTTTATCGCGGTACAGTTCCCAGAACTCAAGCCCGCACAGTGCGGAGAACAGCACCATGCGGTCGGCCCGCTTGGCCTTGTCAATCTGCGCGATCCCGTTCGGCGGCGACTGGGTGACGAAAGCGGACTTGAGGAATAGGTCGAGCGACCCGAAAAGCTGGTTGATCTCTTCCTCATAACCCTTGAGCCGACCCTCGACATCGCCGATGGGCTGCCAATGTTCAGTGCCATAGACATCATTCAACGTTTCCTGACGGTACAGGAAGTACTTCGGGTCCGCCGATTCCGTGACGCCGTTGATGAGGATCTTGGCGCGGTACTTGGCGCCGTCCCGATGGTCGGTCCAGTACAGATCCCTCATGGAATCCTTGAGGAAGAAGTTCGACTTGAGCGTGCCCTCCCGAGTGAGCAGCTGGGGCCACGGGTGGAAGTTCTCAACCATCGTCGTTTTGCCCGAACCGTTCGAACCGATGAGAGCTACCAGGCCGTCGGGGTAGTCGTCCAGATTCCAGTCGATCTCGTCGAGACCGCTCATGTCCTTGAGGCCGACGGCGCCGCGGAGCACAAGCCGCGTCAGTTCGATATGACCGGGCCGCGGGCCAGCGCCTTCGCCGGAAACCTCGGCGGCTACTTGACGGTGTTTGAGCCGCTGTTCGTCTGTGATCGGCGCGCCGGATTGCTCGAACCATAGCGCGAGCTTGTCCTCCGGCGAATCCTTTTCTGCGATCTCAGCGAAGCGGACAGTCTCGGTGGGGCGCGCTTTGATGCCGATGATAGAGCCCACGGCCGCGCCGGCCTGTGTGAGACGCTTGAGCATCTCGGTCTCGTCGATCATGGGCACGTCACCGCGGTCGCAGGAGATTTCGAGCTTGACCATGAAACCGCGCACCATGTCGGGCGTGATCGTGACATCGGGACGGCCTTCGACCCAGTTGACGCGGATGGTGCGGCGCGCGGGGAAATCGTCGAGGGTGATGCGATGCACGAATGTTTGCCCGTCGACGATCTGGATCACGTTGAACCCGGCCTCATGTTCCTCGCCGAAGTTCTGCGACGGCAGGCTGCCGGGGTAGTACGCCTGCAAGCCCATCGAAGCCCCGACCTGTTGCGGTTCATGGTTGTCGCCGAGCGCGATATAGTCGCAACCCGTGGCCTTGAGATCGTCGACGGAAGCCTTGATACCGCTTCCACCTTCGACAATCTCGCCATTCGAAAGCCGTGATCCGGAAATCATGCCGTGGTGAACGAGGATGGCCGGCCCAGTGAACTCGCGGCGCTTGGCGCCGATGGCCATCATGTGAGACGACAGGGCTGTGCGCAGGTCGGACTCGGCTTTCTGTGAAGTATCGGCTTCGGGAACAAGCCAGCGGAGTGACGGCTCGGGAACGCCGAAGAAGATGGCGCCAGCGTGCTCGACCGGCTGCCCCGGGCGCAGAATGCGGATAGGGTGTTTGGCCGACAGACGTTCGAACACCTCGAGCGACCCGTGCGCGTCATGGGTAGGCGTGCCGTAGACCATGAAGATGGGAGCGACGTCGGCCAGACGGCGGAAAGCCGCGAGAACGTCGTCGAAGCGTGAGCCCTCGACGTTCATGATCGCGTGATTCCAGATGTCCCCGGCAACCACGACGGCGTCAGCTGATTCGCGCTCGACGGTGTCGGCGATACGGGCCAATGCGATGATGATGGAACCGGCGCGCTCGCGGTCGGCGTGAAGATCTGCGGTGTGGATGAGCTTCATTCCGGGTTCTCCATGTGGTAGTCGATGGAGTTTTTGCCGAGGTGATCGATGACGCGTTTGTACCAATCCTCGAGACGCTGTTCATTCTCGTTCTCGTTCATGGACGCATCTAGGAACATCTTCGACGTCTTCGCGTCGTTGATGATATGCGCGTACTTCTGGGCGATGACGCCGAGGTGACGACGTAGGAATTGATGACGGGTTTCCTGCGGCTGTTGGACGGTTTCCACGTCGGCGCCGAGATCGAGGCCACCATGCTCAACATCCCCGGCCCGGCTCACGGTTGCGGCGATCTGCCGTTCAGGTCCATACAGCTTCGCCGAGTTGCCAGACAAGGCCGCGAGTTGAGCCTCAGCCACAAGCTTGTTTTTCACGTTGATGATGATCCGGGAGAAGATGAAAAACTCTTCCTGGCGGCCACGGAACAGGTCTTTGAAACCGGTCTGCATTCCCAGGCCTTGAATGGTAGCGCGAGAACGGGCACCGGTATTGGCACGCTGAAGACCAACCTTTTCGTAGGCCAGCACCTTCAGTCGTTTGTCGATGTCGGTATAGGTGAGAGACCGACCTTCGTCCATGGCTTTTTTCTGAGCGCGGAGCATGTCTTCCTCGGCGCGCAGTTCCGGGTCGAACTCGTACTCGGCCACGTCGCCCATGATGGGCTGACCATCGGGACCTTGTGTGATCGGGCGACAACGCCCCACAAACGGTTCACCACGAACGTGTTTCGGGGTGTCAACATCGGCGTATGACAGGCCGGCGGCTGACGCGATGTTGTCCAACGTTTCCTTACGGAACCACAGCGTTTTACCGCCTTCCAACTCGTGGAAATCGCTCTTGAGGATCTTCACAACTTCGACGTGCGGTTCAAAGAATCCGCTCGGGTCAAGTTCGAAATGCGCGGGCTTAGTGAAGTCACGACCGCCCTGGTCGATATACTTCTGCCGAAACTTCAACGCGGCGTCGATGGTCATTGGTTTTTCTCCTTGTGATTTTTGCGGCGATGCTCGGAAATGCCTCTGCGGATCCACGATTCCATCGACCCAGCACGGTCGAGGTCAGGATGTTCAGCAAAGAACTCGTCGAGTTCCGCCTGCAACTCTCTGTCGAGGTACGGACGATAGGTCCGGTTGAACCGGATTGCTTTGATACTCATGGGCTCAGTATAGGCTAGTCTATAGGTCGGTATCAACCTATAGAATGATGCCATAAATTGACATCAATTTTTGTTACCGCAGTATCGCCGAGAATCGTTCCCGAACTGCCATCCATCCGGCGGTCAATTCTTCCGTGGTCATGTCTTCCAGGTCGCGTTTCACCCCACCGCGCGCCAGATGGTCGAACACAGCCAGCAGGGCGCGGCGACTGCCGGCGATGGCCCGTGCGTCAATCGTAGCCCGCATCTGACGAATGTTGTCCCTAAGAATCCGCTCGGCCTCGGACGCTGGAATCGTGGCAGGAATCGGCGAAGCTTCAAGGACTGTTTCGACGCCGTGGGCCGTCGACCACAAAGGCGTAAGTCTGGCGCGCACAAGCTGTGATCCCTCACCCGGCGCCGCGGCCGCGTTCCCGCCGCGTTCGTCCTCATCGACCAAAGGAACGCCGACTTCGGTTTCGATGTCGTGCCAGGCCTTGAGCATAGCCCTGTCAGCCGGAGCGAAAATCCAGGCTCCGGTCTTACCCGGTGATTTCCGGTTAGCTCGAGCGGCCATCTGTTCAAGCCAG